ATCCTAAAGACCAACCAATTTTTACCAAGTCACAAACAGAGTTAGGTAGAGGATACCCAATGAAAGAGAAGGACCAAGATAATTTAGATGAGGTCTTAACTTTATCTGATATGGAGATTGTATTTTGGCAAACTGTAGGTATCGATCCGTACTATATGTATATTGACAATACTTTGGACCTTGTTGATAAAAGTAGAGTCGATAACAATAGAAAATTAATGTTAGAAAATAAAGTTAAAAAATCGGTTGATACTGATGACCTTTATGAATTTGATGAGGATGGAGATTTAATGTCCTTAGTTTTTGACTAAGGGTTCTTTAGTCCGTCTGAAGATAGTATGTACCAAAAAGATCCTATTTTTTTAAATTCGACGCACGAACCTTTAATTAATTCTACCTCATTAAATTCTTCATCGATTAATGTGTCAGTTTTAACAATCACGTCAGTTAATGATTTTATAACAACATGATCGGTAGTATCACCATTTAAAAATATTTCACAACTTTCAATTCCTTTAACAACGATAACATATTCACCATTTGTTTCATAATAAGAATTTGTGACAATCGCCGATTCAGATGTCTCAATGACATTACCATTTATAATCCTTTTTGATGGGATTGATCTAAAAATAGCCATAATATTAAATTACGTTTATTGGGTAATTAAATGGTCTATATTTTAGGGCCTTATTCATATTTTCAGCCATTGCACCTTTTATCTCCCACTGTTTTTCAGGTCTTAATCTTTCAAGTCGCGTTTTTAGTTCTTCCCAAAGTATTGATTTTTCGTCTTTCGCTTCTGATTGTAACGTAGAGTACTCTAAAGTCAATTCACTATCAGGTGTTTTTAAATTACCACTAAATTTACCTCTAACCCTTGCTAAAGTTTCTTTACAATATGCTGTAAACCATCTTCTTACCCATGTTTGTGCGGGAGAATTTAATTCGTCCCACCTCGTTTCATCTATAGGAATATCTGAAGGTAACCTAACTACATCAGGATTTTTTGCTAAACAATCATCTCTATCAAACGTATTATAATACCAATACCAAACTTTATAATCGTTTCTTTTCATATTACCAAAATCAAACTTACCACCAGGAACGTTGTACAAATGAATCGCCTTTTTTCCTTCAGGAAGTGCGGTTATTCTGTATGTTAAGTCACCAGTAATAATTCTTCTTTTCATTTGAATGTCTTGCATTCTTAATAAAATATCAAATGCAGGTGTAATAAAATAGTTACCTGTTGTTCCCATTTGTGAAAATCCAGCACCACCACCAAGACCAATACCTCCGAATCCACCAAATCCACCCATAAATGGATCAAAATATGCAGCATCCAATTCAGAACGAGCAAACCAAAGTAATTCATTAACCTCTCTACCTGCCGGTATCTCATAAATTTGTTGATGAGGAACCAAGTCTATGTAATCTTTTTGAAGTACGTAATCACCTCCCGCCTGTAATCCAACAATTTTAGAGTACGCATATGTGTATTGGGTTTCCCAATCTAAACTTCTTGTTGTAAAAGCTTTAGTTAAAGATTGTTCGTCAAGATTTAAACCATATAGAGATGACCACTGCGTTTCAATTAACCAATCGTTAACGTGTTGTGAATAATCTTGAATTGAAAGTTCTAAAAGAGAGTCCATCATTTCGTCCTCTAATTCAACACCACGTAATGGTGCCCCTAAAAGATTTCTAATTCTTTTATAAAGTTTACTTCTATGTGGTTCTGAAATTATAGATGTTGACATAAGAATATTTTATATATAAATATCTTATTATTCTGATTTATTTCTTTCTAATTGAGTTGTATATAAATCAGTAACAAAATCCCAATTAACAACTTTCCAAAAATTATGAATATATTTATCTCTTTCGTTTTTGTATTTTAGATAATATGCGTGTTCCCATAAATCTAACCCTAATAATGGGTGTGATTTATCATTACCTGTTAACATTAATGGGTTATCTTGATTAGGTGTGGTAATTATTTTAAGTCTATTTGTTTTTGTTAAAACCAACCAAACCCATCCTGAACCAAATCTTGACTTTGCTTCCTCATCAAATTTTTCTTTAAATTTTTCAAAAGAACCAAAAGTACTTTCTATTTTATTTAATAATGGGGATTTTAATGTGGTTTTTTTCGGTGATAACATTTTCCAAAATAATGCGTGATTAAAAGCCCCACCACCGTTATTTCTAACCTTTGTGTTAAATTTTGATATTCCACTTATTATTTCTTCTAAATCTAAATCCTTACCTTTAATTTTTTCTAATTCGACATTTAATTTTTCTACATAACCTTTGTAATGTTTATTGTAGTGAGTCTTCATAGTTTCAGAATCAATAAAAGTTTCTAACTCATCAAAATTGTATGGTAATTTTTCAATAGATATCTTTTTAATTTCACTTATTAATTGTTCGTTTAAAAGTGAAACGTGACCAAGTTTAGATTCGATTAAATTAATTTTTTCGGTGTACTTTTTAAATATCATAAATATAAATATCACCTATTAGTAGAAATCATATTTAACATTTCTTCAATTGATGATCCTTCATCCAATAATAAATCATCACCCATTACTGTGGATATTATTTTTTTCTTTCTATTTAAAATGTCGTAGATTGCTCCCTCTATTGTATTTTCAAATAAAGGGTAATAAACTGATGTTGAATTTTTTTGTCCGATTCTATGAGACCTGTCTTCAGCTTGTGCGTGTTCTGCAGGAACAAATGATAAATCATTCATAATAACAGCTTCTGCCGAAGTTAAAGTTATACCAACACCCGCAGCCTTTAAATTACCAACAAAAACTTTAATTTTATCGTTTTCTTGAAAGTCGTCCACAGCCTTTTGACGATGAGGTTTTGAACAAGACCCATCTAAATAAACCGCACTTTTTCCAAAATGTTCATAAATGGTCCGTAAAGTATCTGTAAAATTTGTAAATATGATAACTTTTTTTCCTTGTTCAATAATATTTTCCGCTAATTCTATGGTATTTTTAACTTTTTCTTCGGCAATGACTTTTCTAACTTTCATTAATTTACCAAATTGAATGGTTAATGATCCGGATTCGTCAGGGTTTTTGTCGTACCAATCATAGTATTCACCCATCAATTCTTCGTAGTCTTTAGACTTCAACCTTAAATAAACGGGTGTAATAATTTTATCAGGTAAATCTAAAACGTCTTCTTTTAATCTTCTAAGAATATGGGATTGGGTTCTTTCTCTTAATTCGTCTAAATTAGATGCTCCCGTCACGTTCCACACCTTTCTTTTCCCAACACTAAACTGAAATCCGTTACAGTATCTTTTTGCATAAGCCATCCAATTCGCAGCTACAGGACTCTCAACTAAACTCAAAAGATTATAATAATTCATCGGTCTAGATGTCATTGGTGTTCCTGTCAATAACCAAACCCGATCTACTTTATCACAAATATCATTTACGATTTTAGTTCTTTGTGCTTGCGGATTTGATATCATGTGAGCTTCATCCATAATAACCAAATCAAATTTGGTATTTAGGATTGTCGATTCGTCTTTCTTTTTTGGGTCGTGGAAGTTTTTTAATATATCATAGTTAATAATAACAAAATCGGACTCACTTGAAAATTTTTTACCTTCAGCGATATATACGGTTCTATCTGAATAATTCTCAATTTCACGTTGCCAATTTATTTTTAAAGATGCGGGACAAACAATTAATATTTTTTTTGCTCCTGTTTCAAGTGCTGATATGATTGTACTGGTAGTCTTACCGAGACCCATATCATCAGCCAATATGAATTTTTTGTTACCAACTAATTTAGTAATTGCTTCTTTTTGGTGTTCCATTGGAAGTCTGTGTTCGTATTTTGTATAATCTACAATAACGTTTTTCACTTCGTTATCTTTTATAAGTGCCGATTTTGGAACCCAAAAGTCATGTAAAGTTTCTCCACTAAATATTTTACCCCATATGTGATATGATTTATCTTTTTCAACTAAAAGTTTCTCAACATAAATTTCTGACGGTTCTTTAGTGAACATTTTATCTTCCATCATTTTTTTACCAAAATATGAATCTAATTTAACCCATTTTTTTGCAACCTTTGGTGTTCTTCCGTGAAAGTTTATAATGTACTCTGCTTGAGATCTTGTTGGTGTAAATGTTTTACTATTTTGTTTTTTGTGTTTTAACGCCAAGATATAGTTATTTGACCCTTCATATTCATCAATTAATTGAAGGGCTCTTGTTTCGGGAGTTTTTGAAATTAATTCTTCCATTATATTATAAATAAAAATAGTAAACAATAATAAATAATCAATGTATTTATATATATGGCACAGAATAAAGTCCCAATTACAAGATTAAATAAGTTTTTTTCTGAAGAAGACTTTAATTTGGATATATCAATAGGTATGGAATGGCAAATTGGTGATATGAATTTTACAGTTGTTTTATATCGAGTAGATAAACAAAAAACTAATAATGATGATGTTTATGGTGAAGCATTAACAAATGGTATTCAATTTTTAGCACCTGTAGAATTAAAAGGGTTAGTTAAAATTGAATCTCCTACAAATTCAGATTATGGTTCGTCTAAGTTATCTCAAATCGAACCAGGTAATATGACATTTAGTGTATATCAATCACATTTAGATCAATTAGCGGTAGAAGTATCTTTAGGTGATTATTTAGCATATTATGAAACTGAAGATAGAGTTAGGTACTACACAGTAGTAAATGATGGTAGAGTTAATTCAGATTTGAAACACTCTTATGGTGGATATAAAAAATATTACAGAACAATAATCGCAGCACCAACAACACAAGAAATTTTTGACGGAGTTTAATTATGGGATTACCAAAAAAAATAAAAAAAACATTACCACTTGTTCCTAAGAAGGTAGGTAAAGAAAGAAGGCAAGAAATGTTAGACCAAATAACTGATGGCGGAACATTTCTACCTAAAGGAGTATTACATGCCGATTTAGATAGGGGCGTATTAGATTTCGTTAAAGAAAAATTAAAATTAGTGTTGGACGGTAAAGAAGTTCCGACTGTAGATAAAATTATAACCAATCAAGGTTGGGCTCAGTTTACTGAGACATGGGAATTTCAAGATTTAGATAAAAACGTTTCACTACCATTTATAATCACAGTAAGAGAACCGACTGTAAAATATGGTAAAATTTGGGGTGGTCAAGCAAACATTCCTGATAGATTAAAGTTTTATTATTATTCCGTACCCACTTGGGATGGGGATAGAAAAGGTGCCGATGTATATAAAATTCCGCAACCCGTCCCTGTTGATATAACTTATTCTGTAAAGATTTTTTGTTCTAGAATGAGAGAGGTGAATGAATTTAATAAAATAATGATGCAAACTTTTACATCTAAACAGTCTTATGTACAAATTAAAGGTCATTTTATGTCATTGAGAATGGAAGACCCGTCCGATGAATCAGCAAAAGACATAGAAAAAAGAAAATATTATATCCAAACGTACAAAATAACACTTATGGGTTTTTTATTAGATGAAGAAGAATTTACTATTGCTCCTGCTATATCTAGACAAGTTTCTATGTTTGAGGTAGATACAAAAATTAGAGGTAGAAAAGTAAATATAGAACCACCTAGACCTGATAACTTTGATTTAGATTTTTTATTTGTTTCGGGAAATACGGAATTAATTGATGTAATAAGATATGATGGTGATATTATTGTAGATAGTGCAACAAATATTATAAATTGTTTTTCCGCCGAATACTCATCAATAACAAATAACAATTTAATTTATACTGATTGCGGAGGTAATAACGTTAACTTACCAACTGTATCAGGAAATTCAGGTACGGTTTGTGTAAAATCATCAACACAACCATACTTTTTAAATGCAAGTGGGGGAACAATAACCACAACAAATTCTTGTGCTAGCGGATATTCTGTTTTTATTAATAATAATTTTTATGGAGATAATTTATCAGTTATACAGGTTAATAATGGTGATGTTTTAAAGATTGTTGTTTACAAAGAGGACGTTACAAAAGAGTCGATCATTAAAACAGTTGTTAAGTTATTATAAATCTTCACCGTAGATATCTTTTTCTTTTTGGCAATTTTTTAAAATTAAGTTTTCTAAAAACTTATATACCTTAAAACCTTTTTTTTCGCAATACTCTTTTAGTAATTTATGCGATTCCTCTGAAATTTTGATGTTTTTAATTTTTTTCATAATAAAGTAAATAGTTAAGGTAGAAAAAAGGTAGAATTATTTCTACCTCATCTTAAATAATTACATTTTATATATGTTTTTTGCCGTAAATGATTGTATTTATATAAAAAAATAAATTTAAAAACGCAGAAAATAATGGCTTCAACTAACAAAGTATTTGTATCTCCAGGTGTTTATACATCTGAAAGAGATTTAACTTTTGTGGCTCAAAGTGTCGGTGTAACAACTTTAGGTATTGTAGGTGAAACACTACAAGGACCAGCCTTTGAACCAATCTTCATTACGAGTTTTGATGAGTACCAAGTTTATTTCGGGGGAACAAGTCCCGAAAAATTTGTTAATACTCAAATACCTAAATACGAAACATCGTATATTGCAAAATCTTATTTGCAACAATCTAACCAACTTTTTGTAACAAGGGTTCTTGGGTTATCCGGTTATGATGCTGGACCATCTTGGTCTATTACCACAATTGGAAATCCAAATCCGTCTACAATCGGAGTAACGGCTAATACAGGATCATTTACGTTAACATTTACAGGTACGACAGGTTCAAGTGCGAACGTAACCGTTACTAACCCTTCATCATTACTATCGTCAATATTTTACAATAATTACACAACATTTAATGGTGGTACTTCTACATTAAACCAAGACTTTTTATCTTTCTTATCTAATAAGATTAATAATTTTGCAAGTGGTGGTAGTGGTGCGACGGTAGGAAACGCAGTATTTTGGGGAACAGTAAATACACAAACATTTACTGCAGTTACTGGTACAACTTTATTTGGAGTTCCTGTTTCAGCAACAAGTGAAACTTTTGGTGTTGATAACGTTATTTTAGCAAATGCTAATTTAAGTTCATCATTAAACGACGCTTGGTATTATGCGTTATTCGATTATACAAAAACTAATAATATTGGTAGTTATAACGGTTTTGGTTTTGGTGCGGCACTTAACAATATTGGTACAGGAGCGACAGCTTCCGCATTTACAGGTACTTGTCTTATTTATGCAACTCAATATTCAGGTACACCTTATTCTGAATATGATGATTTAGTTGTCGCAACTTTAAGGTCAAGAGGTTTATCAACATACTCATCAGATGATGGGCCTGTTTATGAGGTTAGTGGAACTAGCGATGCGGTTATGGTATGTTCAGGTAATTATTCTGGTATAACTAAAGACCCTTATGGTACATTTGTTATATCAGGTATAACAAAAGATAGTGACACATTTAGTTTTGAAACCTCACTTCTTTCTACTGACAGTAAATACATCTCTAAAATATTTGGAAAATCTAATTTCGCTAAAGATAGAAATGAAGTTCCTTTATTTGTTGAGGAGTCTTACAGTAGTTTATTAACCACAGGTTATAGATTAGGAAAAGTTAGAGGATTATACTGTGACTTTATTGCGATTGATGATGCTAGAAGTGGAGATAATGACACTTTAGGGTTTTATTTAGAACAATACCAAACACCAGAAACACCATTTGTTGTTTCTGAATTAAGAGGTAATAAAGTTTATAAATTATTTAAATTTAAACTTATTTCGGACGGAGACGCTGCTAATAGACTTGTAAAAATATCTATTGGAAATATTTCATTTAATAATGGAACGTTTGATATTTTTGTTAGAGACTTTTATGATAATGATCAAAATGTAAGAGTTATTGAAAGTTTCACAAATTGTTCAATGGACCCTAATCTTAATAATTTTGTCGCTAACAAAGTAGGTACATCAAATGGTGAGTACCAATTAAACTCTAAATACATAATGGTTGAGTTGAGTGATGAATATCCTACAGACGCATTACCATGTGGTTTTGAGGGGTACACGTCAAGACAATATCAAACAGCAACACCTCCATTTGTAGTTTATAAAACCAAGTATTTACAACCTGGTGAACTTATTTATAACCCACCTTTTGGTTCATCTTCAGGCGGAGATAATCCAGTTATTTCAAATGGAGAAAACCCAAGAAGAGCATATTTAGGTATTTCAAATATTACAGGAATTGATTACGATTTTTATAATTATAAAGGAAAACAATTACCTACAAACATTTCTGTAGATACTACAGGTTCAGAATGGGGTTATAAAACAAAAGGTTTCCACATGGATAGTGGAGCAACTATTGTGACTATGTTCGACGTTCTTACGTCAGCAACAACTTCGGCATTTGAAGTGGGTGTTTCTTCTTTTAATTCTGAACCTACAGATACAGATAACGCTTACTACAGATTAAATACTCGTAAATTTACATTGTTAGCTGCTGGTGGTTTTGATGGATGGGACATTTATAGAGAAAGTAGAACAAATACCGACAGATTCCAATTAGGACAATCGGGTTATAAAAAAGGAGCAGCACCATCATCAACGTTTCCAACGGCTACAGGATGGGGAGCGTTTAAGCAAATTACCGGACCTAATCAAGAAGTTTGGGCAAATACTGATTATTATGCGTATCTATGGGGTCAATCATCTTTTGCAAACCCTGAAGCAACTAACATTAACGTATTTGTTACTCCGGGTATTGATTATGTTAATAACTCAAATCTTGTTGAAAGTGCAATTGACATTGTTGAAACCGATAGAGCGGATTCAATTTATATTTGTACCACACCTGATTTTAATCTTTTCTTACCAACCTATAGTGATTTAATAGAAGGTTTAATTTACCCACAAGAGGCCGTAGATAATTTAGAAAATACAGGAATTGATTCTAATTATACTGCCACTTATTACCCGTGGATTTTAACAAGAGACTCTGTAAATAATACACAAATTTATCTTCCTCCAACAGGTGAGGTTACTAAAAACTTAGCGTTAACAGACAACATTGCTTTCCCTTGGTTCGCATCTGCGGGTTACACAAGAGGTTTAGTTAATTCTGTTAAGGCAAGAAAAAAATTAACACAAGAAGATAGAGATACACTTTATAAAGGAAGGATTAACCCAATCGCAACATTCTCCGACGTTGGTACCGTTATTTGGGGTAATAAAACTTTACAAATCAGAGAATCTGCTTTAGATAGAATAAATGTAAGAAGATTATTATTACAAGCAAGAAAATTAATTTCAGCGGTGGCAGTAAGATTACTATTTGAACAAAATGATGATAAAGTTAGACAAGACTTCTTAGATTCTGTTAACCCAATTTTGGATTCAATTAGAAGAGACAGAGGTTTAATAGACTTTAGAGTAACTGTTTCTAACACACCTGAAGATTTAGATTCAAACACTTTAACGGGTAAGATTTACTTAAAACCAACAAGAGCGTTAGAATACATTGACATCGAGTTTGTAATTACACCGACAGGAGCATCATTCGATGATGTATAAATAAAAGTTAAATAATTAAAAGTGGGGAGTAGAAATATTCCCCATTTA